AATGCCGCTTATGAATTTAAAGATGATACAGCACCAACACTAACAACAACTGCCGCTAAAGGTGATTTATTTGTATTTAGATATAATGGTAGTAAATATCTTGAAGTCGGTAGAAATCAAAACTTAACATTATCATAGGAGTAATATGTTTGCATTAGTAGAAGATGGTAATATAACACAAATGCCAAAAGGCAACAAAGGCATTACGATTGGAGATAATCAATACCCTGCATCAATCTATACACTATGGACAGAAGCAGAGAGAAACGCAATCGGTATCTACACAGTAGAGATAGATGACACAAATAAAAAAGATGAAGAGTGGTATATCAATACCAACATCTCATATGCATTTGGTAGTGGTAAAGTTACAGGAACATATGGCACAGCTACAGCTAAAAAGATAGCAGATACTCTATGGACAGAACAAGATAAAACTGATGGTAAAATAAGAGAAGGTGATGATGTAGGAGATGTAGCTACAGAAGGTTTAAAAACAATTAAAAAAAGAATGATAGACAATCAATGTGCAGGAATACTTGCACCGAGTGATTGGATGGTAGTAAGAGCGACAGAAACGGGAGGCACAATGAATAGTGGTTGGAAGACTTGGAGAGCAAGTGTGAGAACTAAATGTAACTCGATGCAAACACAAATAGATAATGCTAGTGATGTTGATGCGTTAGCCGCTTTGTTTACATATACAGAACAAGAAGACGGAAGCGTAACAAGACCACTAGGTGAATTTCCAATAAAGGAGTAACATGGTATTTCCAGTAGTAGGTGGAGATGGTAAACCAACAGGTTACGAAATAGATAATTCACTTAGGTTTAATGATGACGATAGTGCTCGTTTAACTTTAGACCCGGGAACATCAACAAACAATAAAAAATGCACACTTTCTTTTTGGGCAAAAATTGGTGTGCCACTCAGTAATGGCACTGATTATTTTTTTAGTAATCATGCTGATGCAAATAATAGATGTAGAGTTCACATATCTAATACTGGTGAATTTGCAATATTTGGAAAATCAAGTGGTAGTACATTTATTGATTTATATACTAATGCTAGATACAGAGATTCATCAGCGTGGTATCATTTTTTAGTTCGTGTAGATTCCACAGACGGAACTGCAAACGACAGGTTAAAACTTTATGTTAATGGAACTTTACAAACAGATGTAACACGAAATGCAAACCCAGACCAAAACGCTGACGTAATTTTAGGTAGTCAAGATAACATGACTATTGGTGCAGGTCATAGTGGTTCAGCCGCTAATTCAAATCCTTATGATGGCTATTTAGCTGAAATGCATTTTTTAGATGGCACAGCATATGACGCTAGTTATTTTGGTGAAACAAACGATAATGGAGTTTGGATTCCAAAACAATACACAGGAGGAAATTATGGAACCAATGGTTTTTATATGGAATTTAAAGAAACAGGTACAAGTCAAAACTCAAGTGGTATAGGTGCAGATACAAGTGGTCAAGATAATCATTTTGCAGTAACTAACCTAGCCGCAACAGATGTTACAACAGATACACCTACAAATAATTTTTGTACAATGAATCCTTTAATGAGTTTTGCAGGTGCTAGTGATGGTATAGATGCATTTAGTGAAGGTAATACAGTCGTAGATTCTAATAATGATACGAGTGCCGCAGGTTCAACTTTTGGTGTAAAAAATGGCAAATGGTATTACGAAGCCAAACTAACAACAGGTGATCAATCTAGTACAAATTTTTCTACTGGGTGGTGTCAAGTTGATTATGAAGGACAAAAAGGAACGGGCAACGGAGTTGGATTTATGAGTGGAGAGGATAATGCGTCAATGGACCCCGGTGGTAATATCATATTTAACAATAGTGGTAGTGGTAATCAAGCAACTTTTGGTAATCGTTCTACCAACGATATCTTTCAAGTAGCTGTAGATTTAGATAATAATAAAATGTGGTTTGGTGTAAATGGTACATGGTCTAATGGTAGTGCGTCTCAATCAACTACCTTTGATGCTAGTAATTCAGATTTTTCAAGTATTTTTGATACAGCAGGAGTGGATTATATGCCTGCATTTGCACAAACTTCAAGTGGAAAGACAGTGTTAGCATATAACTTTGGCAATCCATCTTACTCAATATCAAGTGGTAATGCAGATGCAAACGGATATGGTAACTTTGAATATGCAGTGCCTAGTGGATTTTATTCATTATGTACTAAAAACTTAGCGGAGTTTGGATAATGGCTTATACAACAATAGACGACCCATCAGCACATTTTCAAGTTAAAATTTATACAGGTAATGGTTCAAGTAATCATGCAATTACATTTGATGGTAATTCAAATTTACAACCAGATTGGATATGGAATAAATCTAGGTCTATAGCTGATTCTTATGCTTTGTTTGACAGCACAAGAGGAGTTAATAAAATTTTATATTCAAATGTTAATCTTGATGAAGACACTGATGGTAATGGAAATATAGAATCTTTTGATTCAAATGGTATTACAGTTGGTGGTAATCAAGAATATGCAAATAAATCTGGTTCTAGTCAAGTTACTTGGGCATGGAAAGCTAATGGCGGAACAACAACGGATGGTTCTAGTAACGATAGTGTTTCTACATCTAACCATCAAGCCAATACCACAGCAGGATTTTCTATTGTAAGTTATACGGGTAATAATTCGGCAGGTGCTACTGTTGCACATGGATTAGGTGTGGCTCCTACAGTTTTAATAGTAAAAAATAGAGATTCAGATAGAGGATGGATGGTTTACCATCATAAAAATACATCAGCACCTGCAACAGAATATTTATGGTTAGATGATGATAATGCTACATCAGATTATGAGGGGTCTTGGAATGATACAGCCCCAACTTCAACAGTTTTTAGTGTTGGAAATTCTAATGAAACAAATGAAAATAATTCCAAACACATAGCATATTGTTTTGTTGAAAAACAAGGCTATAGTAAATTTGGTAGCTACACAGGTAATGGTAATGCAGATGGCCCATTTATTTACACAGGATTTAAACCTGCTTGGGTTATGTTTAAAATAACCAGTGCAACCGATAGTTGGTTTATAATTGATAATAAAAGAAGCACTTTTAATCCCGCACAGAAACAATTATTTGCCAATTTAACTGATTCTGAAGGAACTAATAGACCTATTGATTTATTATCTAATGGAATTAAGATAAGAGATACTTCTACATCTCATAATAATAACGGTCAATCTTACATCTACATGGCATTTGCAGAACACCCTTTTGTATCATCAAAAGGTGTACCAGTAACAGCGAGATAATGGCTAGATTATCTGTTAATAATATATATTTTACGCCAGTAAAGAAAAGAACAAGTATAGGAGACTCATCAAGGAGTAGACCTAAAAATAAAAATACACGAAAGCAACACACAAGAACAAGAGGACAAGGCAAACCATAATGTTTAATAGATTTAATGTACTTAATGTAGTTAGCATTATATTACTAACGATAGTGGTAGTATTTTCTAAACCAGTATTTTCAGATTCAACAAATGACAATAATGCACAAACAAATTCTTCCGGTAGTAATACACAAATTACGGGCGGTTACTCATCCACAACAACGAACACCTATTCCGGTGGCCAAACCAATACAACAACCAGTACCACTTCATCTACTACAAATGGGTCAGATGTACCCGTTAACTCAGCTAACGCACCATCATACTCTGCAATGTCTCAAGATGTTTGTAGCATGGGTATTAGTGGTTCTGTTTCTACTTTGGGTTTTGGTGTATCTGGCGGAAAACATGTAAGGGATTTGAACTGTGAGCGTATTAAGCTCAGCAAGGTGCTATATGATTATGGTATGAAAGTAGCGGCGGTATCATTACTATGTCAAGATGAAAGAGTTTTTGAAGCTATGCTTATGGCAGGCACCCCGTGTCCGTTTGAAGGTAAGATTGGAAAAGATGCTATAGAACAATGGGATAAATATGATGTTGAAAGACCAGACTATGAAAAGTATGTATCTAAATTAGAAACAAGGTCTAGAATAGATGCTGAACTAGAAGCTATAAGAATACAAAAAGAACAAGAAGAACTAGCTAAAAAGTTAGCTGAAGAGCAAGCAAAGCTAGAAACATTAAAAGAACAAGATAGTGTAGATAATATAATTATTGAAACTGATTTAGTAACAGAAGAAAAAATAATAATAAACGTACACGCTGAATGAGATATTTATATTACGGGATATGGTTTTCAATAGCTTTATCTTTTTTGTGCCTTTATAGTATAGGAAATGCACAGACAATAAACACTGGTAACATCCTTACTAACTCAACATTTGGAACTGGAAGTAATACCACTACAACTGGTTGGTCAACAGATGGTGATGATGGTGTTCACACCCATGGTGCTTGGAATGGATTTCCATATCAAACAGGAATGAATGATAGCGGTGGTGTATTAGCATTTGAAGGGCATGAGGAAGACAATGTATATCAAGATGTAGATTTGGTTGGTGATGGACATCTAACACAATCAGAAGTTAATCAAGGTTTCACCTCAACCATGGGAGCAGATGTATGGTTTTGGAACAGTATTGAAAACACACTTACTCTTAAACAAACTGTTACAGGTTCTGATGGTTCAGTATCTACACAAGTTAGAGAAATAAATGACCATGACCCTAGTAGACCCGGTAATGGTGGCACATTTACAAACTACACAAATGTGTATACTCAAGGCTCAAATACGCAAACAGATTTTACAATAAGAGCAGAACTGTTTAATGAGACTGCGGGCACGGCTTATGATAATTATCATCGTGGCCCAGATGTAGATAATGTTACGTTAGATGTTACTTATACTGAGATACCACCTATAAATGAAGAAACACAAGATGTTATAGATGACATTGATAGTGATATTACAGATATAGTAGAAAACATACCAGATGATTTTAATTGGTATGAAGAAGATTTACCTATATTTGAAATACCAGTAGAATTTGACGACACGTTTTACTTTGAAGATATAGAAACAGTTTACATAGATGAACTACCTCCAATAGAGGAGTTTGATATGGGTGGTTTTGAAGAAATGCCGCAAATAGAAACGGTATTTTTTGAAGACGAGTTTATGATGGAACCTCCGCCAATGATGGTAGAGGAGATATTTACAGAGGAGTTTGAGGAGGACTTTACTGAATTTTTAGAAGAGACTGGCATGGAAGAAGAGTTCATGGAGTTTCTAGAAGATGAAGGCATAACTGCCGAAGAGTTTTTTGAAGAGATAACTGAGGAGGAGTTCAATGACGAACTTACTGAGGAATCTTTTGAAGAGTTTGAGGAACCACTGGAAAGTTTCGCAACGGAGGAAGAAAGCATTTCGAAGGTTGAGGAAGATGAAACAGAAACAGTGGAAGAAGTTACTGAAACAGAAACAGTAGAGGAAGAAAAACAAGTAGCAAAAAATGAAAACAAAGAAGAAGACAAATCCGATAGCAAAGACACTGAGGAGTCAGAAGTACAGGCAGAAGAGAGTGGAGAGCAAGAAACTGTACAATCGGAAGACGCAAAAGTGGACACCGAAGACGGGGTTGCTACAGATGTTGCAAACGTAGAAAAAAAATTAAATAAAAATTTAAAAATTATAGCTAAACAAATAGCAAAGGTTACAAAAGAAACAACTCAAAACTTAACAAAAGAGGATTTATTTTTTAAAGAAAATAGCCTTGACGTTTATAAACAGATAGCTTTTTATTCTGTTGAAGATATTTATGAAAATGCAAACGTAGGGTTATTTATACAAATAGATTTATCTTCCTACTCGGGAGATATATACGCAGGAGTCGCTTTAGATTCCTACACAACTAATGACCCTGTAGAAGTACACAGAGTCAAACTACTAAATATAACTAGTAAGAAGAATAAATTACTAGCTGAACTGGAGGCACTTAGACAATGAAGATAATTGAAAAACTTAGCACATATGCGGCACTATTGGGAGTGATTGGAGCTATAGGAGGAGGGTTCTATACATGGGGTCAATTCAACTCAAGACTTGACGCTATTGAGGCTACACCTCCAGTAAATTTAAAACCACTAAAAGAAAAAGACAAAGAATTAGAAAAAAAAATTGATGAAGCATTATTATATGCGAATGAATACAAAGTAGATTTAATTGATAGAATTAAAAAGGTGGATGATAAAATTGTACCTACTGATTTAACATTAGTGTTTAAAGAAATAGGTAAAGTAAAAGAGCAAATAGCTATGTTAGATATACCAGAACCTTTTATTATACAACCTTTCATAGCACCAATTAATGAAACTATTAGAACATTAGAAAGTTTATTATCAGAATTATCAAAACAAGTAGCAATTGCACTAAAAGAAAATGAAGTGCAAGATGTTATGATAGAAGAATTAAAACTTAGCACTAACAACCCTCTAAGTAATTAGTGTTGAGTTTTATAGGGAGTGGTCGTTTAACAAGGAGAAACAATGACCCAAGAAAAAACAAGTAACGTAGACCCTAAAATCTATGAAGAAGTCATAGGTAAAATTGCACAGCAACGTAATGATGCACACAATCGAGTAGCAACTTTAGAAATAGATGTTGCAAGATTAAAACAAGAAAACATGAGATTGAAAGCAACGATACAAGCTGAAAAGGAGTTTAAAAAGAAGGATAACTAGTCATGGTATTAAAAAGAAAGATGCAGACAGGTGGACAAACAACGCCAACTACTGAAGAAAAAGTAGAGAGTTTAGTTACAGAACAAGCAGGAATTGGTGATACTGATACTAGTCTTCCAAAAGACACTGTTGTAAATCCGGTACTATTGCAAGAAAGTGCAAATGAAGTATTAGCACAACAAGCTCTAGGTTCAGACCCTAGCACTGCAACAGCACAAGCACCAACAACAGGATTAGAGGTAGCAGTTCCACAATCTGCATCTGCAACCACTTACGAGGCATATGCCTTGCCTAATACGCCAGAAGCAGAGGCGGCAAGAGGAACACTTAATTCTCAAGCAATAGTTGGTAACATACAAGGTGCTGTTTCAGATGCGGCTCAAGCACAAGCGGCAACAGGAACTGTAAGTGAAAAAGCAACAGTAAGGTATCAACTAGGAGAGCTATTTAAATCAATGGAAGATGGAAATGACCTCCCTGCATGGGCGGCTCCTGCAGTAAGAAAAGTTTCTGCTATTATGGCACAACGTGGTCTTGGTTCATCAAGTATAGCATCTGCGGCTATAACACAAGCTGTATTAGAATCAGCAATACCTATTGCGGCGGCTGATGCAAAAACATATGCGGCCATAGATTTAAAAAATTTATCTAACGAACAACAAGCTACATTACAAAATGCGGCTACAGTTGCGGCAATGGATAGAGCTAATTTAAGCGTACAATTACAAGGTGCTGTAAACAATGCAAGAAACTTTTTATCTATAGATTTAAAAAATTTAGACAATGAACAAAAAACAAATTTATTAGAGTATCAAGGGATATTACAAGGTTTGTTCCGTGACCAAGCGGCTGAAAATGCGGCAAGACAATTTAATGCTAAAACACAAAGTGAAGTTGATATGTTTTTCAAAGAATTAAGCATACAAGTAGAGAACGCAAATAAAAACAGAGTAGCGGCACAACAGCAATTTAACACTGACCAAGCAAATGCACAATCTAGGTTCGTAACTCAATTACAAGACTCTAGAGAAAAGTTTAATCAAAACATGCAATTGCAAATAAATCAAAACAATGTGCAGTGGAGACGTAACATTAATACTGCTAATACCACATTACAAAATGAAGTAAACAGATTAAATGCACTAAACTTGTTGCAGATGAATCAAAATCAACTAAATAATTTATGGCAACGATATAGAGATGAAGCATCGTGGTTAATGCAAAGTGCAGAAAATGCAAAAGCTCGTGCACATCAAGTTGCTATGTTTGCACAGGAATCTAGTTTTGACCAACAGATGTATGAAGAAAAAACTAAAGATATAACTTTAGCAGAATTGGGTCGTGGTGTTGTTAAAGGTATATTTAATTTATTTAATTAGGAGACATTATGAGATTTATTAGAGATTTTTTAGATGACGTTATTCCAAACGAATTAAAAAAACTTGACCTCGGAAAAGCGGCGGCTATAACTGGCACCGCACTATTAGGTTATAAATATGGCCCTGCTGTTTATAATCAGTTAAAAAACTTTGTTGGTAGTCCTAGTCAAGTTGTAGAACTTTCTAAATACGGCATGGGAACGAAAGACTATACTAAACCTGCTACAGGAATGTTTGCAGTAGCAGATAGTTTAAAAAAATACTCTGATAATCCGCTTGTTAAATTTGGTCAAGGTATGGTTGGAACAACAATAAATAAAAAAGGTGAGAGAGTGCCAGATGCTAATGACGAGTATATTGCACAGCTAAAAGCACTAAATGAAAGATACACAGGAAATAGATTTAATCAAATGACTAACACTGGAAGTTTTACAACATCCGTAGCTTCTAATCCGGGTTTTAACAATAATAGAGTTAGAGAGAGTTTGGTTAATATGGCATCATACATGAATGATTTAGTTGATAACGGTAGAATTGACAGTAGTGCTTTATACGCTGAAGGTTCTAGAGGAACAACAATTAAAATAGGAAGTAGTAACCTTAAAAAAAATTTAAGAGTATAATAACATGAGAAACAATATAAATAAATTAGATAATAATGTAAAACAAGGTGCACAACAAGCAACAGTAGACCCCCTTAATTTTCCTGTGCCCGGACACTCTTTAACTGATGCTCCGGATAAATGGGATTGGGATAGACCTCCAAGAATGACAGACCCAGATAAAGTTGTAGATTTTGTTATTGACAAAGTTGAGTCTAGTGCAAACACAAAAGAAAATTTTTTAAGAATGATGGCATCTGGAATAACAGTAGAAGAAATAGTAAACACTGTAGGACTAGCCGGTTTTTCACATGGAGAGTTTACACCAGATGTTGCTGAAGTTATAAAGCCGGCACTATCAGTTTATTTTGTTGGATTAGCAATTGAAAACAAAGTTCCGGTTGTAATGTTCACTAACAAAAATACAGAAGAAGATGGCAAGATGATGTCTAAAGAAACAACTCTTAAAGTTATGGAAGAGAGAAATCCTACGGAGTATCAGAGACTAGCATCTGTTTTAAATCAAAAAGATAACACAGAAGAAGTTGACAAAGAACCACCTGCTGAAGGTTTTATAAATATGGGAGATAGAGTATGAGTTTTGCAAGCGGATTATTTTCATTTTTAGGAGGGGCATCTAGTCAATTTAGACAAGAAATAGACCTAGCAAATCAATATAAAATTGACCAAGCTAAACTTGAAGCAGAACAAGTACAAGCATATAATGAGCTTTTGTTTGAACAACAAAAACACAATGATAATATTAGCCTACAACAACAAGGAATTGATTTAGATAGAGCGGTACATGAACATAACAAATATGTTTTTGGTTTAGAGCATCAATTAAACGTAGACCAACTAGGTTTTGATAGAGCAGTGTGGGGTGATAAGTATAAAGTATTGTTAAAAGACCATGATTTAAAAATAAAAGATATAAATAATAAAATACAATCTACCACTGATAGCTTTCAATTAGGGATATTACAAAATCAATTAGAAAACGAAAAATTTGATTTTGATAAATCTATTCAAACTTTTAAACAAGATAATAAAATTAATGAGTTAGATTGGGAAAAAGAAAAATTTTATCTTGAAATGGATTTAGAATATGAAAAATTATTAAAAAATCAACAAAAGGGTGTAGTAAAATATGGGCCTAATCTATCATTTAATTTTAAAGATTACAGTGATGTAAACACAAGACACAGAACTTTTTTAGCATACTTAAACACTAATCTTACAAAACAATTAATTGATGAGATGAAATTAGAAGATAAACAAAAATTACAAACTGACATTAATGCAAATTTTTCTTTATTATTAGATTCTATAGCGATGACAACTGAAGGCAATGAAGGTAAGTATAGAGATATATTTGGAAGATACGATATTGATAATTTAGTAGATATGGCAGATTACTTGGGTATTAACTTAAAAGAATCAATTAAAAAACATGCTTCAGAAAACATGAACGTTGATAGCAAAGATGTATTAATTGAATCACAAGTAGTAGATGGTGGCGATGGGCCAGAAACAGTAATATCAGCACGAGTTTACGATGAGGAAGCGTACGTAAAAAAATCTGGTTTTAATACTGCAGACGAGTTTAACATAGCTGTTAATTCACTTGTAGATATTAATAACAAAATAGCCAACCAAAATAAATTTTTCTCCTCTATGGTAAATAACATGAGTGCTTTTGAAGATGGTCAAACATTAGTGTCAACTGTAGAAACAGCAGGTATAGATTTAAAAGTTTTACAATTATACGACCATTTTAATGCAGTTCAAGAATCACCGCATGACAAAATTACTTTAGCAACTGATTATAATAAATTTGCGGCGGAGGCATTTGATATAGGTTTGTTAACTATTGATAAGGCAGGAAACATTCAAGGTGAAGAGCATTTAATAAAATTTTTACATTTGATACAACCAGAATCAGAGTTTCCTTTATACGTTCCGGGTTCTAGTTTTGTTGCAGGTTCTAACAATCCTAATGCTTATGGAAGAGGTGAAGATTTTGTTATAAAAGATTACATACTACAAAATTCATCTGCAAAACAAGCAATATCAACAACAGATATGTTAATAAATGTTGTTAATCAAAACAAAGGTAGTGATAAATTATTAGGATTATCATTAAATGCAGTAGCGGCTGTATATGGTGGTACTGAACAATTTAAAACACTAGCCTCTTTTTTTGATGGTTCTGATAATAAACTTGGAAATAGTTTAAGTATTGTTAATGAGGATGGGCTTAAAGCAACAGAGTCAATTCAAAAATACTCACAACAAATTATGGAAGCAGGTAACATTGTATTTAACAACGAGGGTATTTATAGTGATGCCGCAAAGAAAAAAGCAAAATTAACTTTGTTAAAATTTACTTTAGCTTATCAAGTTTCCATGGCACTACAAGGCGGTAGTGGTGGTAGAACCATATCCGACCAAGACGTAGAAAATATTTTAAAAGGACTATCACTATCTGATAATTTTTTTAGTTTTGATACTCCAGAAAAAACAATGGAGTCTTTATTTACTATAAGAGAATTTTTAGAAGGCATAGAATTAAAAACAAGATTTATTGCAGGAGGCAACACCATGAAAAACATTAGAACTCATGATGCAACTCAACAACTACTATCAGCAATAGCCGCAAACGGTGGTATGGAACTTTCTGCTAATGGATTTAAAACAGTACAAGAAGAAAGAAATAATATTGGCCTTAATGCTAATGATGATGTAGCCAAACTATATCAATCAAATATGTATTTAAATTCTAATGGTTGGGAGGTTGTGCGTGCAACTAATGGCACACCAATATACATTGAACGTGAAAATGGTAGATACGTTCAAGGTAGTGCACGGTACATACCTAGTGATATTTATGCCGAAATGGCTAACGATGTAGAAGAATTATCTGTGGATGATTTTGAAATTCAACCATATGATAAAGAAAGACCTCCAGAATTTAGAGGTGTACCAGTAAGACAAATTTTTGGACAATAATATGGAAGAATTAAACTTAAATAAAATACAAAAAGAAATAGAGCCTGTAGATGTAGAACAGGGTTTTGTTGGCAAACAATTTAACCCAGATAATATTGTATCTAAAAAGGATGTTCAACCAATAATAGAAGAACCACCTAGAGACGATAAAGTTGTTAGTCTTGAAGAAATACAAGACATGGGTTTAGGTAAAGACATAACTTCTTTTTATCGAAATCAAATGCAACCTGCATTATTAAATTTACATCCAAAATATCAAACTTTTTTTGACCCCGAAAGAAAAGATTTTCAAAAAATGTTACAAGGAGAAATACCTGTAGGATATAAAGATGGTATTATACCTTTATCAATTAATGATTTAGGTTTAACTTCTATGGAAGATAAGTTATCTAAAATATATGCCATACAAAATGGTAAAGATGAAACTATTGAAATAACTGAAAATAGAGAGGCATCTGGAAATTTATTTCAAACAGAAGGTGTTAGATATGCTTTTAAAAATGGAAAATCATATAAATTAGATGTAAGTAAAGAAAAAGAATTAAATACTTTTCAAACACTTTTTGGAGATTTTTTACCAATTGTTACTGGGCCAGATGATTTAAAACAAAGAAAACTATATGAAGCTCAACTAGCAGAATTAGGCTTAGACCCAGACAAAGCAAAAAATTTACAAGACCAATTAAAAGAGTCTCACTATTATGTTGGAGCAGACGGCAAAGTTAAGTATCACGAAGAAACAAAAGACTTATCTTACTTAATACCTACCGAAGGCGATGCATCTTTCTTTCAACAATTTACTCAAATTATGGGTAGAATTACCAGTGATTTTCCATCCGTCATAACAGGCCTTGGAGTAGCAGGTATAAAACAATATAATTATAAACATGGAGGTAAACCTGACGACAAACTTTTGAGTCCATATGTATATGCCAATGGAATTGAAACTGACACATTTAAAAGTAATCAACAAATATTAGAGGACTCACAAGAATACTTTGAACAAGAAGAAAATTACACAGCAAAAATAGTTGGTATGACAGAAATGTTTGACACTATGCAAAACACTAATACTCTGTTTATGTCGCATAAAAAATTATACAAAGCGTTAGTAGAAAATAATACTAGTTTTGTAATGGATGACAAATTACTAGAAGAGTTAGCAGTTCAAAATCCAGACCAATCTATTTTATTTCACATAGCAGATACTTCAGCAGAAGCGATACCTTATGTTGCAACACTAAACGGTATTTTAGGAGCGTTTAGATTAGGCGGAACAAAAATAGCAGATGATGCATTACAATACTCATTAAAAAATTCTGGGCCCGGATTAAAATATGCAAACCCAATTGAGGCATTAAATGCATTTTTTCAAAAAGAAGCATTTACAAAAGTGTATGGTAAAAATTCTACCAACAAATTTATTAAAAAAGTACAAAGACAATTTGAAAAACAATTGTTAACTAAATCGGGCAAAGAAAAATTACAAATTAATTTGTTAGATGAAATAAATTCTATAGATGAACGAATTAAAAAAGCTCTTAAAAAAGGTGATAATAATTTAGTTGAAAAATTGTTATTAGGAAAAGAAACTTTAGTAGCAAAACAAGTAGGTCTTCAAGTAAAACACTTTACTACATTTGAAAAAAGTTTGTTTAGAAACGAAATATTTGCCTCAACTTTTGGTGGAGTTGGAGACTACTTTTTTGGAATAAATAGTGGTGCGGCAATAGCATCTGAATTAGGCGGTGCATTTTTTGAACCTAGAATACTTAAAAAAAGAGGATTTGGTGGCATGTTTCAAAGTGCGTTGACTCATGCGGCTAGTCTTTTAAATACAGCAAACATGTTAACGTTTAACTCAAAATTTGTTGATAATTTATCAACAATGAGTAAATCAGCATACTTAAATATTAATTTTGACGATTTAAAAATATTGGGTGATGATGGATTAGAAAGAGTTCCTACTTTAAAAGAAACAAAAGCATTAAGAGCATTTACAGATTTATTAATAAATTTACCTCCAAAGAGAAGAGCAGAAGTAATAGGTAGGATGCAGGAATTAAATAAGCAGTTTGATAAATTAACTTTAGGAATGAGTGGTGAAGATGCGGCCGAAGTAAAATTAATGTTTGGTCAATTTACAGGTTTAGCAACTTTACAAGCCATAGATGAAATGTACATGGTAAAAGTTGCCGCCGGTAATTTAACAAGTGACATGCTAGTTCAAGGTAATGATTACATTAATAGCACAAAAGTTGTTTTAAGAGAAATTCAAGCAAACTTAGAGAAGTTTATGAAAAAACCTGCTCTAAATCCAAATTTTACAGAGTTTGCAGAAAAAATAAATATAGTTGTTAAAGAGTCTCAAGAAAGCATAGCACAAAGAGAGTTAGAGTTATTAGAAGTTTTTGATGTTGTAGAGAATTATGTAAGAACTGGCAACATGTTTGATGGAACAGATATTAACAATTTAAACATGATGAAATTTTTTGATGAGTTACAGCATTTATCAAAAAACGGCACTACACCAGAAATACAAAAAAAAGCTATAGAAAAAATAAAAGAGCTAGACACAAAAATACTAACACATTTTGACAACATTGGTAAAGGATTAAATGCTGATGGTAGTAATTACAACTCTAATTGGTTTTCTGGCATGGTTGATGGATTTTATACTTTCTACAAATTAGGTGCTAGAGAAAAATATCTTAACTTATTTAATAACAACCCTAATGTTAGAATAGACTTTACTAAATTTTTTGATGATATAGTTGAAAAACAAGGTGGAGTAGAAAGATTAAATAAAGGAACAAAAAATCAAAATCCAATAGGTGCATACACTGGTAATTTTCCAAGTTCTTATGAGACAAATAATTTAATAAATATAATAGAAATGTCTGCAAAAAGAAATATGATAGAATTTATATCAGACAAAAATAATCGTGCACAACTAATAAAATTTTTTGACGACCCAAGTGAAGTTATACCCGGATTAAGTCAAGAAACATTTGTAATAAATGAAGAGCTTTTAAGTATTCTTAGGATGAATTTAGATTTAAGTCCGCCTAATGCTGAAAAAGTATTTAATGCTATGAAAGAAAACTTAAAAGCAACTTATCCTAATTACAAAAATAAGAGAATAACAGACATTCTTGCACTAGATGTTAGAGACGCATTAGGAGGTGACATACCACTAATGCTAAACCTACAAGAAGCGATGGAATTTAAATCTGGAGTTGGTGCTATGAATAAAGCAATGGCCGGCGAAACTAAAGGTAATATTTATGCAAGCATGTTTACTGAAATAGACAACTCCCTATTAGCGTCAATAAGTAAAGAAAATAATATTCAACTATCAAAGGATTATGCTGATGCTGTAAATACTTACGCTGATTTTTACAGTAGATTTAACAACTTTGCTACATTAAGAGGTTGGACAACTTACAACGGACAAGGTTCTAAGATAGATATAAAACAAGATGCATCAGGAAATGCTACTTCCGAGTTAGAAAGAGTTCAAGCAATTAATGAAGAGGGAACTAAGATAGTAAATGAAATATCTGGAGCAGATGATATTAAAGTTCCTAGCTATGTTCATAAAGAATCACCTTATGACTGGATTGACTGGGGTAAAATAATGAGTAGTGAAACAGAGGCACTTAAATTTAAAAATGAAGTTATCTTACCACTAGTAGGTGATAGAGATTTTAGCACTGCTACCGGGTATTTTATTGATTTTAATAATCCAGAAACAATGAAAAAATTAACAATAGTAAGTAGATTTTTACAAGAAGAATTTGCCGCTCATCTTAGAAGAACTGATGCAGGAAAACTGTACATGAACAAAAAAGAAATAGAACAAGTTCTCTTAGTTAATCCTCCTAAAAAAACTGACGCAAAAGAAATTAAAATTTTTAATGGGTTTGATGAAGTTATGTCTGTTGGAGCAGGTGAAAACAGAATATCTTTGGTAGATATAAACGGACTTATAAACATGAACTTAGGAATAGACATGGTAATAGCACGTAACGCTACAATTAATAATATAGCGAGAACAGATACTGTACAATTTGCTAGAGAGTTAAAAAAGGTTAAAAAAACTTTGCAGAAAAGATTAAAAGATTTTAAATTTAATCAAAGATTTTTTAGTGACGATTCTGTTATTCTTCAATTTGGTGATAATTTAACAAATCCATCTATTTTTAATGATGCAATAATAACAACAGGTAGTATAGATAATTTAGAAAAACTTAGAAAATCAATTGTTGGGTCTAAGAAATTAACAAATGACCAGTTTAATGAAGTTGTTAGAAATTTAGTATCTAAAAATTTCTTTGATAAGTTTGCTGTTGTAGCTGATGACGTAAAAGCATCTGTAAAAAATAAAGATATGGTTCAAGTAAGTGAACTGTATACCTTTCAAACGGCTGAAGCTAGAAAATATTTAAAAGAAAATAAAGTTGTTTTAGAAAAAGTTTTTGGAAAAGAACATTACGACAATATAGTAGACATATTAGGAGTTCAAGCATTACTAACAGGTGCTGATGCATCAAGAATAAACATAACGCCTATATCAAATTCTTTATCATTAAACTCACTACTATCAAGGGGTTTTGCAATATCAAGGGGAGTTATATCTCCTAGATATGTTGCAATGGAAGTAGCCATAAGAAGATTTGCAAAAAATAAAGGAGTTTTAATTAGAACTGTTTTAGAAAATCCAAAAATGGCTGACGTAGTTTTAAAAATTCTTGAAACAGAAAACATCTATCAAGACCCAAAGATGGTAGAAACGTTTTATAATTTGTTAAAAGAATCAACATTTAAAGCAATACTACTAAGAGAGGGTTCAGAAAAAGCATTAGAATATCAAGAAGAATATGAGGATGATTTTCTAAAAACTATGAATACGAGCTTGTCTCAGTTGGTAAATTAAAATGATTAAAGATACTGTATGGTTTGTAGGCGTAGTTTTAGCACTAGGTGTAACATGGGGTATGACCTCACAAAGAATATCCGCTATGGAGCAAGACATTGATAGGATGGAAGAAGCCATAGTAATGTTTACAAAAATGGAAGTTAGACTTGCAGTAATAGAAGCAGAGATAAAAAATATAAATAAAAAATTAGACAATTAAATGGAATATATACTATTAGCACTTACGGGTGTGAATTTAGTAAGTAACGTAACAGGTGATGAAGGAGTAAATAATATGTTAGGTGGATTACCAGTAGAAATGATTACAATGCTAGGTTCTAGTGTATTAGGTGGTATTATGTCCATCTGGTCGCAAAGTATCAAAGCAAAACAAGACGAACAAAAAATGTTATTAGCAAGAGCTGATAATCAAATGAAACACATTGAGAAAGCTAGAACGTATGAAAACAAAGGCTTTCAATGGACAAGAAGAATAATAGCACTTACTGCTGTATTCATGGTAATCGCATATCCTAAACTTGTTCCTGTATTTTTTGATGTGCCAGTTATCTTAACATGGACAGAATTTACAAGTGGTTTTCTATTTTTAATAGACCAAAAAGAAGTCTTAATGGATAAATCCTTTGCAGGTGTTATTATAACACCACTTGACACCCACCTCATGTCTGCTATAGTAGGCCTATACTTCGGTGGTTCGTTAGTCAAGAAATAGTGGGCAGAGCAAAATTAATAGAAAATGATGTAATAGATTGGTGTATCAATGTACTCGAGAAGCCAAATAAACATCTAAATAATTTTCCTGCGTGCCCGTATGCCAAGACCACTAGAACAAGAAACAGATTAAAAATAAAAGTAAATTTAAGAAAGTATAGTTTTTTTCAAGCTGTTGAAAGACAGATAAAACTATTTCCTAAAGAAAAAAAAGATTTAATAGTCGTTGCAGACCCTAATGTAGACGATGTTTCACCCTATTGCATACAATATTTTGTGGACACACGGAACATTGCTTTGCAAGATGAAAACCTTTATCTAATGTGTTTTCATCCCGATAGCCCCGCCACTGTTGAAGAGCATGCATTTTTAGCAGATAATGAATGGGATAGTAGTCAAGTTGAACCTTACATGATGATATTCATGCAAGAATTAAAACTTTTACAAGACGCATCAAACCATTTATACAAAAAGGGTTATTATAAAAATTGGCCAATGGATTACTACGATGAGGTGGTTACTCCAAGACAAAAACTTAAACCTAATATTAGGAGATAATTATGGTAATGAAAAAGAAAAAAGCAGGTATGCGTGGCGGTGGTAAAAAGAAAAACGCCAACATGAAAAAGAAAAAAGCACTAGGCGGTAGAATGTCCGCTATGAAGAATGAAAAATTACCTACCATGAAAGGTGGAGGTAAGAAGAAAAAAGCTATGAACATGGGTGGCAAAAAGAAAAAAGCTATGAACATGGGTGGCAAAAAGAAAAAAGCCATGAACATGGGTGGAAAGAAAAAGAAAGCCATGAACATGGGCGGTAAAAAGAAAAGAGCGATGATGAGAGGTGGCGGAAAGATGATGTCTAAGAAGAGATAATTTTCTGACTATCTTTACTCATTACGGTAAACACCCCTTTGTAGTAATCCAAAAGGCTTGCTATAACAGGGGTGTTTTCATATGAGGGGTTCCACTTATCCATAGCATCTAAAAATTCATCTGTAGGTGGTAACTTTGTTTCAAGGATTAGTAATCCTTCTGTGGTAATCTTAACTTCAAAACTAGCTAATGTTGTTTCTTTATTCATTAGCCATCTAGTATATCATCTCCCTTAATTTTAGCGTATTTCTTTTTGAATTGTGTATTTGATAAACCTTTAACATCTTCTCTAAACTTTTCTACAATTCTCTTTTCTTTCTTTTTTAAATTTTCCCACTCCTCATCTTTAGGGAAAAATATGGGGGTGCCAGTATCTTCCTTCTTTACCACTGGTTTTTCTCTGCTCAATCCTAACTCCACTATTTTAAATAATTCTTCATGCGTGTAAACAATCTGTGTTTCATTATCAAAATGTATTTCCCAATCATTCTTATCTATATCATCTAATTTGCGTATCTTAACTATTTTTTGATTCATCTTTTCCTCTAAATTCTATTTCCCCTGCTATAGCACCATAACCTGCCATATCAACGTAAGTGTCTTTTGTGCGTGTTCCTATTTTAGTTCTAGCTATTTTTAATAAAATCATCATGATAGAAACATCGTGTGCTTCTATTTTAACATCAAGATATGCCGACCATAATTTAGCAATATTATTATGATTATCAACCTTATCGCCATATTCTTTTTGCCTATCGCCACCAACTATCTCAATAGCTTTACTTAATAATTCTTTTGTAATTATCATAGCTTAAATAATTCTACAATAGGAATTAAGTATGCTTTAGAACGCTTACTATCTCCTACATCTTTTATCTTATCTGAAAATTTTTTTACTAATTTTCGTAACTTACTAGTTCTAAACCAAAGTATGCAGTGTTCTTCATCGCCATTTGCTAATACATGTGCCCAGTATTTAGCTTCAGTTGTAGCGATGCCACTTGGTTTGCCATAGGATTCAAACTCTACCGCTATGTTTCCTGTTTTGAACCACCAAGCTCTCTCTGTTTTAACCTCTATTGTGCCTTCCTCAATCATCTTTTTGATTCTATTCTCTCTTTTTTGACCATACTTTAAGTCAATATCAAATTTTTTATTAGCTATCAATGTTTCTTTCCTATGTCTATCTTTTTAAATACCGGGTCAAGCTCTTGTGCATCTGGATTAACACCAGATTGTGATGCTTCTGTAAGTTTATCTATAACAGCCATCTGACCCGCCGCAACAATTTTTTCCATATCAGTGTCTAATAATTCTAGTATACCTTTCATGACATAAAATACAGGATGTAAATCTTTATCTGATGGCATCGTATCATAGGCAACCACATCAAAACCATCTGGAACATCTTTTGTTGGTTTAAATACTAAATAAAATCTATCTGGTAGTAAGCCTAATTCTTCTGCGGCATCTCTCTTTATAGTAGAATAAAATTTTTTTACTTCAGCCATTCTCTTGGAATCCTTTTCTCACACCATAATATGTCGTGTTTAGTACACCATGCACCATAAGTTGTTTTACTACCTTTGTAAATCTTATTATTTGCATTAATAAATAAAATTCTAATATCAACCTTTTTATGTTGCTTCTTAATAAGAATATGTTTCTTCCTATCTGCTTTATCAAATTCACCTTTAACTTCAATAAAAAATTTATATTTAGGCAAATAAAAATCTGGTAAATAAATTTTTGGGTCTGGTACATATTTAAGTTTATGTTTTTCATATTCATAATTTATACCTTCTTTTATTAGCCATGATGCAAAGCTAATTTCTGCTTTTGACCTAAACCTCACAATAATGTTTTTAATTTATACTTGCT